ATCGGAGCCATCACCACTAAAACGGACTACGGCTGGAGGTGTTTGAAAGTTTGCGGCTGGTTCATTACCAATAAAAGGCATTAATCACTCCTATGTACTAATAGCGTCAACCACTGAAACCCAAACATCGGCAGAACTTGCTGTATTACTTTTGACGTTAAGTATATCACCAGACACCATTACAATCTTTGCACCACCATCTAATACCTGTAGGGCAGAACCTGCTGGAATAGGAGCGTTTTTAACAATATAAAAATCATCAGTCCCACCCGTTCCAGTAATGTAGATTTCTATTGTAATCTGTGAAGTTGTAACATTAGCAACATTAATACCAATTAACGCATCATCAGAATTTGCAGTTCGTAAAACTACTTCACTTGTTCCTACATTTCTTGCAATGTTTCGTTCAAAATCTTGTGCCATAATTTTCTCCTACAATGCTATGGCCATAGCTGTGGCAAACCCTTTAGATGCTGAATCACCCGACGCATATGTTTTTACATCTGATGCTGGTATTTGTTTTGTATCCGTGCCATCAATTACTATAAAAGCATCATCATCTGCTATTGTAATTGAAGAAGTAGATTTAGCAGAACCGTCTAATAAATTTAATTCATCTGTTGTAACATTGGCTCCATCCAATATCTCTAACTCGGCCTCTGTGATAGCCGCACTGCCTATCGTTAATCCTGTGGAGGTCAAAACTCCAGCAATAGCCACATTATTGCTTGCATCCTCAACTACGGCTTTTTCAGCAGGTAATGTACAGAATATCTGTCTTGTGCCCGCACTCCAGTTTACTGCACTATCGCTATTACTAGACTGTAAAATTGTAGTCCTGGCTAAAGTAGTGCCACTAGAAGCATATGTTCCAATGCCAACCTCAAAGTCAGTTCCATCGGTGCAACAATAATATGTTGTGTTAGTATTGCCAATAGAGCCAAAACTCTCAAAGCTGGTAACCGCACCAGCAAGAGTATAAGTTCCTGTGCCAGTAGTAGTCGTAGTTTCTCTTACACGATCAGCAATAACTAAAGCCATTATGCAATCCTTATGATAGCGTTTGAAGCATCAGCCGTTGGAAATGTTACAGTAAATGTGCCAGATGTAGAAGTTTTGTTACTTGTAAAGTCTAACACGGCCACGGCTTTGTTACTATTTGTACTGTTGTATATAAGTGCACCCATTGCAGTAATAGTTGCAGTGGTAAATTGAATATCTGCAAAATCCGTAAAAGCAGTTGCAGAAGAAGTAGAACTAGCAACACTAGGGGCAACTTTTGTAAGAGTGCCTCCTCCAGTAGCATAAGTACCACTAGAAGCAACCTCTCCTGTTGTTGTAAAAGCAGTCGTTCCATGCCCCAAGGTAGCAGTCGTAGAAGATTTTCCACCGCTACTTTCTGCGTACAAAGCAAGCTTAAAAGCATTGCCGTTTGTCGCAAAGTTATGTGTGCCTAACATCAATTCTTTTTTAAAAGCGTTGCACATTGCTTGTGTTATTGCCATCATAGCCTCCTTATAATATTAGCTAATTCTTTGTTACCGGTTTGTTCAATTACTTGAATAATTGTAGCACGTTCTTCTCTTTTTGCCAAATCAACATAGTCTCTCAATAAATTTCTCACACGATCTGCAAAAAGACGAGCTTGTTCTTGTATAGCAGGTGGAGCGTTGTCTGCCACATATACTATTTTATCAGTAGCCATATCAGCAATTTGGTCACTAGAAAAACCCCCATTTTGTGATGTAGTTACTTTTACACTTCCTACTTCTGCTGCATTAATTTGAAACATGATCATTAACTCCGTTTAGTTTTTGTATATCATGTCTGCCAAAAAGTATAGGTTTATTGTCCATAGGCTCTGGTGGAGCAACTTCAGATTGTTTTGTTATTAAGAGTCCTGTCTGATCTAATTTCTGCACAAGAGGATCTTCTAATCTATGATAACCATATAATTTTTCATTATCAGGCACATTAGTGTCTAATAAACCAGAACTATGTGCAACCTCTACTTTAATCCCTTTTGATACAGCTATAGCACACCAAAACTCTGTACAGGCTCTGCCAGACTCTGCCATATATAAGTTATTTCTATACGTATAATCTATCCCGTAAAGACAAATAGAAGTGACACCACTGTATACAGCAAAAGCAATAGCGTAAGGTACAGTGTTGTTAAAATAACAAAAATTGGTAGATTTAATGACCTCCTCGAGTGGATATAATTGAAGAGTCTTGACTCTTTTATCAAGTTCACAAGTGTAGATAGGTTTTTTATTCTTTTTAAGAAACTCATTGGCAACACCTGTCTGTGACCCTGCGTTCTCTGTATCTAAAAACCTTGACACAGGATCCATCATAAAAGTCTTGTCCACATGGAGTATAGCACCTATGCAATTTATTCCCCATACTTCATCAAACTTTTCTGAACGTATTCTAGCAGCAACAAAATCTGCGTAACTACCTCCTAATCCAACTATAGCTATCTTCATGTTCTTGGCCTTTGTGGCAAACCCCTTCTATATGCATCAGCATTCTCTCTTGCCTCAGCAAATTCTTTGAGCCTTAATAAAGACTCAGAATATCTGTCATTATACATTTTCAAAACGTCAGCCTCCCCTTTCATAAAAATATATGCCTCCATTAAAGCTCCATACAACAAAGCATTTGGAGCGTTAGTGCTCAACCAAGTAGTGCCACTATCACCCGCAGATGTTAAACTTGATGGTCTATAATAGTAATGAACTTCAGTAACATAAGCAGCATTAGGTGTCGGAGCTATTATAAAGTTTGAATTATCAAAAACAGCGTAGTACTTTGGAACCCCTGTGTTTGAAGAATTAGGGTTATACTCTTGAATATAGTTGACATCTTTTTGTAATAAAAATTCTTTAGAACTAGAGTTTGTAATAGATATACTAAAAGACGCAAGGTAATCGCTAGGCATAGCTAAATACTGGTTACCAGAGGTCATAGATGCCGTAGCGTTTTTTCTAAATAACTCTAGATCTACAGATTTAAATATTCTTTCTTCTGCCGTCTTTATAAATGTATCAAGAGTGGCAACAAAGGTAGTCTCTGAGTTGTCGGTATAATTTTGTATTGCTGTTTTTAATCCTGAATATGTAAAACTCATGGTGTGTTCGCTGTGCCTCCCATTCCTGAATGGTTTGTACAATAGTAATAAAGAGTTGGAGCACCTGAAGCAACGGTTATTTGTGTATAAGCTCCGCTGCTACCAGGGGTGCCATTGGTGGTTACTCCTGTTGTATATTCTGACCCACTTGCATGCGTACCATCAGATGTTGTTGAGAAACGCAAAGGATGACCAGAATTAGAGGAATCAGATTGATCAAATCTATAAGTGCTTCCTTCAGATAAATTAACTGTGGCTTGTCTAGAACTATCAATATAATATTTGTTGGCACCAAGATAAGAGGCTACAGTGACTGTGTAAGTAGCTGCAAGCCCCGTCCCTGAGGCTGTCTCATCACCCACGGTGGTGGTGCCAACTACTCCAGAGGCAGTCACTGATATGTTAGTGCTAGTTGTTACAGCACCACCAAAAGTAACAGTGCCTATAGATCCCGTCATTTGTGGTATATTTGATTCAAAAACTAATGTATTGAGATTAAATACAGGAAAAGTGACATCTACATTGAAGATATTATTACTATCTGGTCGGGCGTTTCTTAATGCTTGCGCATCTGCAAAAACTCTCTTTGGCTCTAGTTGTGGATGTTTAGATTCAAATTCATCTTTTCCAACAAGAGAACCATTCCATTCGAGACGCATATCTCTAAGTCTATACCTAAATCCAGATCTATCTGAGATTCCATAAGCGTGTTTACCTCTAGCAAACCTAGCCATTACATCCTCATGTAGTCTACACTAGGTTGAAGTTTAAGAGAAACTCTATCTTCATCCTCGTCTGCAGCTCTTTGGAACTCCTCTTCATATATGGACTTCAACATTTGAACTCTCTCTGGGGCTTTCTTTATTGCCACATAGTAAGCAAGCCCAGCAACCATGCATGGTAAAAACCTAAAAGGAGCATCAGTAGTATTTTGTAAAGTATCTACATCTTGTATCCTATTTACGTAATAATACACCAAGGTATCACTAGCATTGTTAGGAGTTGGCCACAGCGTTATTGTAGGAGTTACTTGCCTATCATAAAAGAATTGTGTTGGTCTTCCAGAGCTTGTTTTATTAGGTATAGAAAGATACTCACTTCTAGACATCTTAGTAAGTGTAGTGTCTACATTACTACTGTTCCTAATCACTACCTCTAAAAGATCTGTATAGTTTGAAGTTAGAGTATAAGACGAAGTCCCGGATACCATAGATAGAGTTGCTTGTGTCACTGTCCAAAGATTTAAACCTCTATTAGCCCAATCAGCAAACATAAGATTCATGGATCGTCTTGCTGTTTTAGCATCATAGCCAGTTCTGATTTCTAAACCACAACGCTCATAGGCTTCTTCTATAATCTCTGCTACATCTATATTAAAGTCTCTAGAACTCGAAGTCGTCATTTTTTCTTCGCTCTCTTTTTATAAGGACCTCTTTTTTTACCTTTTGGTTTAGGCTTTTCCTCCCACGCCTCATTCTCTGGAGTATTTGGATCGTCAGCCACAAAATGTCCTTTATCATTTCTAGCACGTACTTTTTCTCTTACGCCAAAAATATCAGGCATCTTGGGAGTCTTAAACCTATAAGAGATAAGTTTATACCAAGCCATGAGTAATCTACCCATATTCTTTTCGCAACTCTAAGACTATACTATACGTATCGCCACTAGAGTGTCCCACAGTTGTGAACTGTATATCCCCTGTCTTTCCACTACCAGCGTTGTTTGTAAGACCACCAAAGGAAGAATAGTCATGGTGCCCAGACTGATTTTCACCTAATTGCATAGCAAGAACATCACTAGTAGCATCAAAGAGAATATTTACTTTCATACCAATGCACTGCCACCATATCTTTTGTATAGCAACTCCTGTACATGTAGAACCATCTGCACCAGATCCTAAGGCACTAACGTCAACCTTTGTAACTGCGCTCTCTCCACTTCCATCACTAACATTGGTAAATTTCATGACGGCTACTTTAACACCGTCCTGTATAGTTTGACTCGTTACTGTATCAGCCATCTAAATCTCCTTGTAAAAAGGGGGATTTCTCCCCCTATATTAAGCCTCGTATCCAAACAACTCAATAAGCAACTTACCTGCCGTGTAGTCGGCATTAGTTGTTGAACCTAGAGTTAGATATAAAAACTCATCTGCTGCTGGTACGGCTGAAAATATTACAACAGTACCTAGTGCAAGATCTCCTGAATTTACTAATAAAGTCTCTGTTAAATCACTTATGGCTCCATCTTCAACACCTGTGCTCTCGGTTGCTGAGTGCACGTTGATATCTTCATCACCACCAGCAGGAGCTTCAAAACAAGTCATTCTTCCCGCAAGGATTGTTCCATTTCTGGCTGCTGTGATCTGTCCTATGTGACATACGTTAGATGTTCCATCTACACCAATGATATCACCACTAGCTGTTGATCTCAAACCAGTTAAATCAATGAGAATACTTGTCTTAATAATTCCACCTTCTCTAATTACAGAGCTTCTGTAAATAGTTCCTGTACCACCAGTAATACCTGTACCAGCCTCAGTTGCCATTGTATTAGCATCCAAAGACGTAAAACCAGCCGTAGAAATGGACATCTGTGTTGTTTCTGCACCTGTAGTGCTGTTTGTAGCTATTGATGAATAACCACCTTCGGAACGAAGTGTTCCTTTAAATGTTGTATTAGCCATGATAAACCTCCTGTCTGGCTATGTCAGTCACACCATGTGACTGTCAGGGATGATGCATTATAACAAGTATTTACAAAAAATAAAGGGCGACTTTAGCCGCCCTCTATAAGATACCTAATTTACACTCTTACGCTCCGGGCGAACCGTATACGCAACGAGGATCAGAGAAACCAAAAGAATAACGCTCACGAGCCTTAAACCTCATGTTTCCTGTATCGAAATCAGCTTCCATATTTGTTGAGAGAGGTGTTCTTTCAAAATGTAAGAAACCTCTTGGAGCATCAGTCATAACGAAGAATGCATCAGTGTCAGTTAAGAAGTCATTGACTGCATAACCACTTGGCAACATACCCATGTTGCTTATAGCATTTACGTCATTATCCGCTGTTCCTGGTCGTAGTGTTGAAGACATCAACCTGTCTGCTATAAACTGTAACTGACGAGGAATAATAAGCTTCATGCCTCGCATTGCGACTTTCAAGCCTCTTTCGTCAGTGAAACCAGCGATATCAATGAGAGCATTCTCAAGAGAAGTCTCATTTAAATCTGCAGCTGTTGAAGGTTCGTTCCTCAACGTACCACCGTTTGTCAACGGGTGATCGGTTGCACAAAGTTCCTTACCATCACCACCTGTCACCGTAGAGTCAAAAGCGTTGTTAAGAACAGCAGCTGCCTTAACTTGCTTTGTATGTGCCATGGATCGTGCAAGAGCACGAGTATAACGAGAAGAAAGTCTGTCATACAGATTATCTTCTACAGCTTCCTCAGTAATTGAGAAGGCTAGTGCTATAGTCTCGTGATTGTACCTAGCAGTGAAAGCTTCTACAGCATCATCAAATGATACCGCTGAACCTTCAAATTTGGTTGGTGCCGCCCCAAAACCAGAGAGCATTACTTCTTCTTCAAATGCACGATCTGAAGATTCAGTAGTGTAAATCTCTGCGTGTTGGTTTTCGTAGCGGTTATACTCCATACCGAACAGGGCGTTAAGACCTGGCTCGAGTTCTTTAGAGAGTTGCGCTCTAGAAATTGCCATTTTTTAAACTCCTTATACGCCTGTCGTAGAAACAGTACCCTGTGCAATGGACCCAGTAGGTGCATTGAAGTGGTTGTTTATACGAACGATTAATGGAATACCAGCCGCAGCAAAATCTGAGTTTTCTGGGTCATCCAAGATACCCATAATTCTCAACGCATGCGAGTTGGTGGTTGCTACGGTATTTAAATCCGCTGTAGCGGAGGACATACCTGTGGTTGTCGACCCACTATTACCAGTTGCCATCTGTATATTTGCAAAAACAGAGGTTCTAACTTCAGCCTCAGTGTTTTGACCAGATACAACATTAGACGTTGCAATAGTAAATAGTTGGTTTGGATCATCATATAAAAAAGCTTTTACAGGATGATTAGAATCTGCCCCAGAACCAGGCCAGTAGTTTGAGAATACTTTCTCACCAGTGGTTGACGATACATATTCACAGCCGTTGAACACTCCAACAATAGAGACGGTTCCACCAGCAGCAGCTTGTAGATCGTCTATAACACCAGCAGCGAGTGGAATCACTGCCATGCCCTGAAAAATAGGATTAGAGTTATCGGAGGCTATGCGATATTCTGTCAAACCAGTAGAGTTGGTGCTTGAACCAAGCTTACCATACGGTCTAAGACCGAAAGCTCCATTAGCATTTGCCATATTATAGCTCCTTCAAAAAAGGTTTCATTTACTGGAGTCTCCTTGTGAGCCTCCAAAGGTTACACGACTCTGCCTATCATTGGTTATAGGCATAGAAGGATGTTGCTCCTTCATTAAGTCAGAATCCACAGCTTGCATTTGTTGGCGGGTCCGGGTCCCGAAATACTCGGCTCTTTCATGTACTGTCTCTTCAGGTATACGGGCTAACATCAGTCCTCCTGTACCAATCATTCCTGCATATTTACCATCTTCAATGGTGGGTACATCCATGTCTGGGTACTCATCTGAACGGACGGGTTCCCACCCCTCCTGTAGTCTGGTGTAGACATTAGTTTTGTCATCCTCACCTCTTACTTCAGTTCGTATCCATCGATGCACATATCCATCAGGAGCATCTGGTGCCTGTAGGCGGCTTGGTGGTGCCCATGGTTTTCTGCGTGAGGTAGTCTCACGAGTATTCTGGTTCCTTGGTTTTCTGTCTGTCATCTCTAATCCTTTACATACCTAGCGTATTCTTCAAGCGGAACATTCAACCTTTTAGCCATCGCAATTTGTGATGGCGTGAGTTTGACCGACCTGCGTCCCTGTTTTGTGTTGCGAGAAGCCGAAGCAGCAGCAGGGGCGACCTGTGCTCCATTCCCGTTACTCTTACGATTAAACTTATGAGGAAACTCTTCCTGCATACGTTTATCGATCTCACTATAGTACTCATCGCTCTCTGGGTCAAACCCTTCTTCTTCGACCATACGTTTGTGAATACCAAAAGCAGCGTAAGTCATTGTATTATCTGACCCAAACCACTCATTTTTTTCTGCCCAAGACTTTGCTTTTTCAGAAACTTTAGCGGGTTGAGGCTGTGGTTGAGGCTGTTTTGGAGCTTCTGCTTGTGCAGTTTCTTGCTTCTCCTGTTGTTCAGTCTCTCCCTTAGCCATCCTATATCGTTCTTGTTCAATAGCGATTTTTGCTAAAGCTTGTTGGGCTTCAACCATCTTATCGGTGTCACCAGCTTCATGAGCCTCTTTGTACAGACGCTTTGCCTGATCCTCTTGACTCTCTAAACGTGTACCATACTCCATCAGGTAACCCTGATCGAGATTCTTCATTCTACTCTTGAGATCCTTGTTTTCTTCAAGAAGTTTTTGAGATAGACGTTGCGCTTCTTCTCTATCTCGCTCCTCTTGACGATACTTCTGAGTGAGCTTTTTTATGCGCTCTTGCACACCCTTACTATAATTATCGATCTCTTCTGCTTGGGACTGTTCTTCTGTCGCCTCCTGTTTAGGAGACTCTTCAGCCTTCTGCTCTTCAATTTCTATCTCTACAGTTTTCCCTTCTTCGGGAGCTTCAGTTTCGACTTTTGTTTCTTCCTTATCAATCATAACATCTCCTATATATGGTAAATATCATCTGGCTCAAGGATTGTTGCAATGATCTCATCATCATTTAGAATCCGAACTTCACCACCCTCAATCCTAAAACGAGAACCGGCATAGCGTCCTATACACACCCATTGGCCTTCTTTACACCACGGTTCGGCATCTTGCCCAAACTTGTCTGGGTCTTTATATGCCATAGGACCTACTCGTAAAACATAAGCTACAACTGTAGCTAGTGCTTCTCGTTCTCTTACTTGATCAGGAACTATTAACCCTCCATCTGTCTTTACTTTTCCTTGGTAAGGCATGACAAGAATACGCCAACCAGTTGGTTGTGGTAATCTTTCTAACAAGGTTTTTTCAAGAAGGGAGGGATCTAAGACTTTTGATTTCGCATCAACGTAAGCTTTTTCGACATTAGCCTGTTCGGCTTTATCTTGTTTTTCTGCTTTCTTTTTCTGCGCTATATAGTCAGGAACGTATAATGTTTTCTGCATCGTCAGCGTTTTTCTCCAGCAGGGCTTTAAATTCCATTCTGGCAAAGGCGATGCCCCGTATCTCACCTACCATCATTTTATACTGCTCCCAATCTTTGGGAGAGTCACTAGCAAGAGCGTCTTTTAGTTGTTCTTCACGCTCTTCTAAAACCTTATACATATGTTGTGCATATGTTACAACATCCATTTTTAAAAAGTACCCTTAAATTGTCCACCACGGTTAAATCCAGTGGCTGTTCTACTATGCTTTTTCTTCATTTTTCTCAAGCCTCTAGGACTTAATTTATCGAATAAAAGACTTAGTTGTCCCTTTAACCGTTTTTGTTGTGCTGTTTGTTGCTTACTCAAAATATACCCTTAAATTGTCCACCACGTTTAAAAGACTTTATTCTTCCACCATCCTTGACTTCAACAGGACCTTTATCAAAATATTTTGATCTTTTAGGAGGGGCTTTCATTGTCTCTGGTGCTGCAGAACCTCCAAACAAATTACGAAGCTTTGACAATAAGTCAGGAATACTTGAGGCTTCATACTGTCTTTTTAATCTCTCTACAGCTTCTTCATCAAACACAGAGCCTTTTAAAAATCTACTAACTTCTTTTGGTACTTTTTTATCAGCCATCAGTATACTCCACTAAATCCTGTACCAGAAACAGCAGCCCTCGTGCCACGCTGTTGCCCTCCTGTTGCAGCTTTCTTAGGCTCCTTTTTAGGTATAACTCCTTTACCTATGAGAACATCTTTTTGTGTGATCTTACCATCACCACTGAGGTCTGGAAA